CGGAAACGCAATGCAAGCGGATTGTCGATTATATCCGCGCAAATGGGCATATCACATCGTTAGTTGCGTATAAAGAGCTAGGAGTTACTCAGTTATGCGCTCGAATCTTTGATTTAGAAAGTCTCGGTTTTATTTTCAATAAACCGCGATTCAAGGTTGGAAATTGTAAGAATCCGATTACTCACTATTCGATTGCCAAGTCTGGGATTGAGCTGTGGAACATGGAAGAGGAGGAATGGGAAGAGGAGGAATGGGAATGACGATTGATAGATTTATCCCAAATAGTTTTCAGATTGCAAACTCAGTTATCGATGAATACCTGTCGCAGATGAGCGGGAACGCCCTTAAATGCTATATCTTGATTGTCCGGAAAACAAGAGGCTGGCAGAAAACGCATGACAGTCTTTCGATTTCTCAGATTCAAAAATTTACCGGGATCAGGAAAGAAGAAACGGTTCAGAAAGCTATTAACGAGCTGATCGCTTTAGGGTTGATTGGCAAGCAAAGCAGAATCGGATTACCGAACGAATATTTTTTAATTTCAGACCCCAAAAAAGGGGTAACACCACCCCCGAAAAATGGGGCACCCCCTGAAAACGGGGTACCCCCAAAAAAAGGGGTAACACCACCCCCTAAAATGGGGGTAGGACCACCCCCAAAAAAGGGGGGTCACATAAATACAAAAAACAAAAAACAAATATCTACTAACGTAGATATTAATACAGCGCACGAAAAAACAGCGAAAAAACCGACCAAGCACGAAGCCGATTTAGCACTGTTGGCAGAGCATGGTATTGACGGGCAAATCGCTGAGGATTTTTTGACAATCCGCAAAGCAAAACGCCAGCCGCTGACAGAAACGGCTATGCGCCTGATTGCAAGTGAGGCTCAAAAAGTTGGCATGACGGCATTTCAGGCAGTTGTTTTTTCCATCGGCAACGGCTGGGGAAGTTTCCGCGCTGATTGGGTCAGAAATAAAACCTTTGGCAAACATTCCGGCGGAAATGGTGGCTTAACCCACAACATGACGGCTGATGTACTGGACGGCAAAGTATACGGCGATCAGCCGACAACAGATTTTTAAGGGGGTGGATATGGCTTTGAAAAGTACCGCCGATTTTTTAAAAAACTATGGCAACGCCAAAACGGAGACACGCAAATGTGCGGAACATGGCGAGTATTTGGCGAAAAGTGTTTTCCGCAACGTTTGGACTGATTGCCCGATTTGCGGAAAGCTGAAAGCGGCAAAAGAAGCTGTTGAATATGCCGAACGTCTTGTCAGCGAATTAAAGCAAGACGAAATGTCAAAACGCATTGGCCGATCAGGCATTGCAGAACGGTTTAAAAACTGCCGAATTGAAAATTTCAAGGTCGATGAAAGCGTGATCGGAATGGCAAGGGCAAAAGCTGCCGCTGCAGACTATGCGGAAAACTTCGAGGATGTTTTGCAGACCGGGCGGAACATGATTTTTTCAGGTAAGCGTGGCACTGGGAAAAATCATTTGGCCTGCGGCATTGCTCACAAGGTCATCGAATCGGGGCGCAGTGCGGTTGTGATCACGGTAGGCGATATGTTGCAGACGGTCAAAGACAGCTTTAACGGCGGCAGTGAGAAAGAGGCTGTTGGAACGTTTGTGAAGCCCGATTTGCTGGTGTTGGATGAATTTGGCGTGGGCAACCTGTCTGAAACGGATGGTCGGATTTTGTTTTCGGTTATCAACGGGCGATATGAGCGGCTTATGCCGACGCTGGTGTTGACTAACTTGTCGGCTAAAGATTTCCGCGAAAACGTTGATGCCCGAATCAGAGACCGATTGAGAGATGGCGGCGGCAAGTTGATACCGTTTGACTGGGATAGTTACCGTGCGTGAAACCTGCTTCTACTGCAAACACGCAAACTTTCAAGCAGAGGCCAATACGCCGATGAGAGGATTTGCGAAATGCGAGAAATCGCAAACGTCTGAGCAACGGGCGAGCTTCTATCACGGAGGCTATAAGTGCGACAAGGGCGATTACTGGAGTGGCGGAAGTGCTTTCCAGCCAGCCGATGAAATCGTGATTCAAAAACGGCGCGAGAAATTTGAAGAATGGCGCAACAAAAGGAAATGACAAATGAAAGACAACATCAACCCCAATCACTACAAAAACCGCAAGCATGAATGTATCGAGTTTACAAGACTGCTGAATTTCAATCTTGGCAACGCTTTCAAATACATTTGGCGATTTGAGCATAAGAACGGCAAAGAGGATTTGGAAAAGGCCGTCTGGTATCTCAAAGACCAAATCGGAAACAGGCCGGTAATGCTGAATATGACCCCATCGGAGTATGACCTGATGGCTGATAAAGCGGAATGTTGCGGCTTTGAACATGCACACTTGAACGCATTGGACGGCGTGTTATACGCAGCCTACACGCAAAGCTACGAAGCACTGAGCATGGCAATTACCCGCGTGGAAAGACTGATTGAGAAGAAATACGGAAAGGAAAACGGAAAATGAAAAACTGGTTAATCGAGAAATTGGGCGGCGTGACTAAGCAAACCTACATGGACAATATTGATACCTACGGTGCAATGTTGGATATGTACGCCAATAAGTTTTACAAGCTGGAGCAGGAAAACGCAGGCATGAAAGCCGAAAAAGCCGAAATGGAAAAGGCGGCGGAAATGGTCAGCGCGAACCTGTCGGAAACAATCAGCCGTCTGAACGATGAAAAACGCACTTCCAACGGCTTGATGGCAAAGATGACCGCTCAAACGCAGAAAATCGAAGAACTGCAAGCGGAAATCGAAGCGAAGAACGCAGAGCTTGCACGAGTGAAATCAGAGATTATCGCAATCTCAAAAATCAAAGCAGATACGACACTCAAGTCGGAAAACCAACGTCTGAAAGCTGAATTGGAACTGCTGAAAAGAAGAAAGGGAAGAAAATGATGACACTTTTTCTTATTGGGCTTGGTGCAATAGCCGCACTGATCGGAATCACGATTTTGGTAGATATGCCGCCGATTGATGAATTTGGACGTGATTTGAAAAAGGATTAAGGGAAATGGAAACGCGCAAATGCTCAGGATGTGAAGAAAGAAAGCCTATCAGCGAATTTTATAAAAAAGGCTTTAACAAACAGGGGATTCAGCAATACAGCAGCAGATGCCGGCAGTGTCAGGCTGAATATCACGCGAAATATTACGCGGCTAAGAAAGCAAAATTGCCAGGCACACGCCGTCAACCGAAAGAGTTTACAGACGCAGACGAAGAACGGCTGTTCTCAGCCAAGCGCGGCGCGGTAAGCATGAGTATTTCAGCAGAGCTTGCAAACGAGGCTTGTCCGCAATTAGACCCGAAAAACTGGCCTATCGGCGTAGCGGAAAGTATTTACAAACAATTCGGCATGAAATGGAGCTACTTATGAAGCTTGCAGTATTTTTAATTTGTGTGTCGGTCGTGGTGTTGGCGATTGGCTTTGTCGAATGGGTCGCAAAGAAAGTACGCAACCAAGACGATGATTGGGGTGGTCATTGGCCGTATTAATCCCGATTGAGCAAATAGTAGAGGCGGCGGAAAGAGCGAATGTTCTTTCCCTGCCTTACCCGATAAGCACTAACCGATATTGGAAAACGTTTAGAAATAGGCAGGTATTAAGCAAGGAAGCGAGGGCATACAAGCTTTGCGTTTCTCACGCGGCAGAAAGGGCAGGTTTTAGGCCGTCTGAAAAGGACGTAATCCTGTTTGTCAGCCTAGTGCCGAAGATGAATAAGGACGGCACGGCAAGCAAGGTAATACTTGACCTTGATAACTGCCTAAAAGTCGCTGTCGATGCCTTGCAAGGCGTTGTCTATCACAACGACAACCAAGTTAGATTTATTTTAGCAACATATTCGAGCGAGCCAAGAGAGAACGGTGGGCTTGATATTGGGATTGCGGAGATTTAAGAAGTGGTTAAAATTTTTTCGATTGTTTCGTCATTAATTTTTATTCACTTTGGTTATTTTGTAGCCAAAATTTTAATCAAATTAGATTTAACTAAAAAAATAACCATTAAGCTTGATAGTGAAAATATAACGACAATCACGCCGATGTATTTTTTTGTTGTTGCATGGTTTGCAATTATCTGGGGTGTTTTGCTTTTGTCATTCTTCCTGTTTGGGAAGGGTGCATAAATGAGCAGAACCAAAGAGGAAAAGAAGCACCTTGAGCGCGTGGCCTCACTTGGTTGTATCGTCTGCCGTAACAGTGGGCGATACAACATACCGGCAGAGGTGCACCATATCCGAAACGGTGCAGGGATAGGACGGCGGAATAGCCATTTTGAGACGATACCGCTATGCCCTGCACATCATCGGACTGGTGGGGTAGGGGTAGCCTTTCACGCCGCGCCGAGAACGTTTGAGAGCCTGTACGGCACAGAAAGAGAATTGTTGAAACAGGTTGAGAGGATTTTAAATGGCTGTTGATTGTTTGAACTGAAGAAGTGGTTTGGAGTGTGACGAGGTGGATTTGGAGATTGTTAGCGTGAAAGGACGTTTGAAATGAGTTGGATTTTAGTAATATTTTTGGTTTTAATTGGAATAGTCATCGGTGTATTAGGCTTTGTTATTTGGTTTGGCATAAATTTCAGAATACTTAAATGAACGAAGCGAAATTCACACTGACACCGCAAAATGCGCGCGGCGTCATGCGGTCGATTTGGGACAACCTGAACGGGTGGTTCGAGAATGGAAATTTGGACATCACGATCCGCCCATACAAAGCCAAGCGCAGCCATGAGCAGAATAAACGACTTTGGGCTATTTACGGCGAATTAGCAGATAAGGCATGGGTCAACGGTAGGCGATACAGTGCGGAAACGTGGCACGAGTATTGTAAAGGCTACTTTCTGGGATTTGAGCTAAAGGCCATGCCGGACGGAAGCGAGCTTAAAACGCCGATAAGCACGACAACGCTAAACACGGCAGAGATGACAGACTATCAAAACCGCTTGCAGGCGTGGGCGGCAGGAAACTTCGGGTTAATTTGGGAATTTTAAGGGGCGGGAAATGTATCACACGGTAGAGCAGGTTTTGGCGGATGTTTATAAAATCAGGGGCGTGAGAATGGAGCCGTTGAACA